TGGCTCAAGGAGATGACCAAGTGGTTGGCCAACAAATCGCTGACCGTCGGCGTGGCCTATGGCGACGACATCCCCGACACCGACTTCATCATCATCAACTACGACATCCTGAATCGTAATCGGGACGCGCTGTGGGCTGAGCATTGGGACATCCTCGTCTGCGACGAAGCGCAGTATCTCTCGAACGGTGAGTCCAAGCGGACGCAGGCAATCTTCGGCGTCTACAAGATGGATTGGAGCACCAAGAAGGTCACCCGCGTTCCCCAGCGCATCAAGCAGCGCGTGTCTGGCCGCGTCGAGAAGGTTCCGTGCCTGCGTGCCGAGAGGCGCGTGATGCTGACCGGCACCCCGATGATGAAGAAGCCCAAGGACATGTGGACCATGATCCGGGACTTCGACCCGCACGGGCTGGGCGCAAGCTGGGACGATTTCGCCTTCACCTATTGCGACGCGGTGATGACCGGCTTCGGCTTGCAGGCTGACGGCGGCTCCAACCTGACCGAACTCAACGAGCTTCTGCGCCGGGCGTTCATGATCCGGCGCTTGAAGAAGAACGTGCTCAAGGACCTGCCGGAGAAGACGCGCGAGATCGTGATCTTCCCGCAGGAGGGCTTGAAGAAGAAGATCAAGACCGAGCGCGACAAGTTCACCGATGCCTTCGCCATGCTCGACGCCGCTAACGACGGCGTCGTCTACAAGCCAAAGGAGGTGCTGGCAGAGGCGGACCCGGCCTACATCCTCGACTGCATGACCCGAATCCTGCCGCAAGGCTTCGATGCGGAGGAGATCGACGATCTGGACGGCGGCGAACTGCTGCCGGGCTTTGCTGCCTATTCCGAAGCGCGCCACGATCTGGCGCTGTCCAAGGTGCCGATGGCGGCCGAGCATATCAAGCGCCTCGTGGAGACTGGCGAGAAGGTCATCGTGTTCGCCATCCACAAGGACGTGATCGCCGCGCTACATCAGGAGTTCCCGACGGCGGCCCGCATCATCGGCGGCCTCGGGGCCAAGAAGGTCGAGGCGGAGAAGCTGAGGTTCCAAGGTGACAACGACAATGCGATCGAGCCGGACCCGGACTGCAACGTCATCCTCTGCAACCTCAAGGCCGGCGGCGTCGGGCACACCCTGACCGAGGCGACGATCGTTGTCTTCGTCGAGATGTGGTCGGTCCCCGGCGACATGGAGCAGTGCGAGGACCGGGCGCATCGCATCGGTCTGGAGCACAACGTCCTGATCCAGTTCCTCGTCGTGGACGGGACGATGGACGCCCTGACCATCCAGACCCTGATCGATCGCATCGCCATGATTCAGGAAGGCGTCGATGGCGTCGAGCCTGAACGAAAGGTCGCGTGATGCTGATCACCACCCTTGAGGAACAGCGCCGGGCAGGGCGGGCGGCCCGCGCCGCCGGTGGATACGACAAACTCATCGAACTGGCCGCCAAGCGCGAGACGGAGCAGCAAAAGCTAAAAATCGTCCGTCAGCAAAAGCGAAAAATCGTCCGCCTCCCAAAGAAAACCAGATGAAGGAAACAGCATGAGCATGTTTGTTGAATGCGGCCAGTGTGGCTGGCTCGGCCCGGTCGCTGATCTGCAAGACCATCCCACCCGGCCGCTGCCGGACGATCTCGGCTTCTGCCCGGAGTGCGAATGCGAGATCGACGAATGGCCGTTCGACGAAGCTGAGAAGGACCGCCGGCTCGCCGAGTATGAGTGAGCCGTATCCCTATCCCACCAAAATCCACTGGTATGCCGGCATGGCTTTTCACCTTGATGGCCGCATCACCTATTACACGGAGAAAGACTTGAACGCCTACACTCCACTCGAACGTCGCGAATACCTCATGGACATCCTGATGCAGGTGATCGGTAAGAAGATCGATCCGAACGATCTCATCGACCGTCTCGAAGAACACATGTCCGAGGCTGACCGCATCGAAATCTCTCAACTGGCTTTCGAGCACGATCTCATCACGCTCGACAGCGAGGGAGACGTGATCCCTATGTCATCACTCACAGGTGGGCGGGCATACACGATCCGCACGCCTCTGCCCGAAGCGACGTGGGAACGACTCCCCACGGCCGGCACGCCGATGGCCCTGACGCCCGGTGGCCATCACGCCCATTACGACTACGAGGTCAAGTCGTGGCCTTGGTTCTTCGAGCCGATGTGCGCTGGCAAGAAGAAGCACGACATGCGGGACAAGACCGAGCGGCCCTATCGGGTCGGCGACCGGATGCTGCTGCGCGAGTTCGATCCTCGCGGCGCTGGCTACACCGGCCGGGAGGCGATCGCCATGATCACCTACATCACGAGCAACGATACGCCGTGCGCGATGTCGTCGAACGCCTTGGACAAGAGCGCCTGCATCCTGTCCGTGAACGTGATGGAGCTTGGCGACACGGATCGGAACGCGTGATGGACGAAGCCCTCATCAAGCTCTTCCCGCTGGAGACGCTGGCCGTCTCCCTGTTCGAGTCCTTCGTCCGGCAACGGAACGACATGGAGATCATCCAGAAAGCCCCGTGCTGGAGCAGCCTTGAGAAAGAGGACCGCATCTTCTGGCGCAACAAGGCGGTCGAGATGACCACCGAACTCTATGAACTCAAAGACGAAGAATGGAGCGCGTGATGATCAAGAACGATCAGATCGACGAGGTCGTGGACCTCCTGAACCACCGCCGAGTGCAGAGCATCCTCTACAGCACCGAGCACCGCATTGACGTTGCCCGCGTCATTATCGAGAACCGCAAGGCGGCTGCTATGGAGCGGATCGCTGACGCGCTGACGGCGATCGCATCGAAGTAGTCGTCACCGACATTCTAACTTGACATTCACAGTCAGTTCTGCTTAACAGACATCCTTCCCGACAAAGGAATCCCGATGCAACTCTCATGTTTGCGGACGCCCGATCAGTGGCGTTCTGCTTTGGCACGCCATCACGCCGTCGCCAAGATCAGCAGCCTCGACGGTGCCAACCAGATCACCCATGGTCGCTACTTCTGGCCGCTGGAGCCGGACCATCCCGGCAACGACTTCGACATCGAATTCATCGCCCACGTCCTCGCCGGTGAAAGGCGCTGGGCCGGCGTCACCATGGACATCAACGGCGACCCGTCGGATTATTCGGTGGCGCAGCATTGCGTCCACGTTGCGGACATCGTCAACCTGAACCGCAAGACGCTGCTGCCTGATGTCGATTGGGACGCGGAAGTCGCGCCGACGCTCTACGGCTTCATCCACGACGCCTCGGAAGCCTATCTGCGGGATGTCCCGCGCCCGATCAAGGCGAAGCTGGGCGACTATTACGCGGTCGAAGCGGCGCTGATGCGGAAGATCATCTCGGTCTTCAAGGTGCCGATGAGCGCTGCCGTCCAGAACGCGGTGCGGAAGGTCGATGACATGATGATCTTCCTCGAACGTGATGCGCTCGTGGGCAAGCCCTGCGTGCCTTACACGAACGAGAACGACCATCCCGGCATCTCGATCCACTCCGTCGTCCCGGAATTCTACGTCTGGGACGCCAAGACGGCGAAGCGGAAGTTCCTCGAAAAGTTCGAGGAGATCACCACCACCGGCGGCAACCACATTCCGCTCAATTACCTGAATCGGGGATACCTCCTGTGAGCAATTTCGTCATCAACATCAATGGCGACACGAGCGATCTGTTGCCGGCCGGCGTCCGCATCGAAGCGACGCTGAACCAGAGCCGCCTCACCAGCGACCTCGTGCTGCTCAACGAGGCGATCATGTTCATCCACAAGGAAGCCGCGACGGCGCAGGGCCTCACCTCGGCCGAGCGCGTGCTGAGCGAACGCCTCGCGCTGATCGAGAAGGGCATCGTCGGCGGCCTGTCGCCCGAGGCGAAGCTCGAAATCGCGAACAAGGCGCTGGGCGGTTGAGCATCTGGGGAGGTGACGGAGGCTACGGGGAACCGTGGCCTCGCCGGTCCGAAACCCATCGGGCTTACATCGATAGCCGCGCCCAGATCACCGAGCATCGCGCGCCCACCGACGAAAGCGTCCGCCTGCTCCGGGAGATGGAGCAGGCAGCAGCGGCCAAGTTCAAGGACGCGATCCGCCTTGAAGGCAATGGCTTCAACGCCGTGGTCTTCTTCGAGTCGCTCAACTTCTTGGGCGAAGAGAAAGCGCACTGCCTGTTCGATTTCAACGGGCAGCGGTTCGAGGTCGAAGCCTCGGTCTCGCGCTTCGAGGCGATCAGCGACAAGAACGCCCTCATCACCAAGCTCCACGAGAAAGTCGCGCGCTGTATCGCCGCCGAAATGATCGTGCCCGCCTACACGAAAGCAACCTATGGACTCCAACACCAAGCAGGCTGAATGGGATCAGTTCTTCATCGGCATGGCAGACTATGTCTCCACCCGATCGAAGGACCCCAGCACCAAGGTCGGCGCGGTCATCGTTCGCCCCGACGGCAAGACGATCGCCAGCCTCGGCTACAACGGCTTCCCGCGTGGGATGTCGGACGACCCGGCGCTCTACGCTGACCGGGAGGTCAAATACAGCCGCATCGTCCACGCCGAGATGAACGCCATCCTGAACGCGGGCGGCTCCGTTGATGGCTGCACGCTCTACACCTCGAAGCTACCACCGTGCGATCGCTGTGCCGTCTTCGTGGCTCAGGCCGGGATCACCCGCGTCGTCTACGAGAACCCGGCCCCGGAGGTCGCCGAACGCTGGGCGGCCAGTCTCGCCAAGACGCAGGAAATCTTCGCCGACGCCGGCATCCCCATGATCGGTATCGATTTCCCGCGCCCGGCCGGGAAGATCAACGTCATGCTGATGTCCAAGGCTCCGACGATCTCGGAAACGCTGGTTCATCTCTGGCGCGCGATCAAGACCAAATTCTCCCTCCGCTAAGGAACCCCATGACAGACCCAAATATTTCGGCGGCGATCGGCGTCGCCAAGGGAAAGGCGCGTGCCCTGAAAGACGCCGCCATGATCGGCGACTCCGGTTATGAACGCATCACGGCCGACCATTACTGCACCCCGCAGGAGAATGTGGACTGCCTGCTCCAGCACGTCACGATCCATGACAACGTCTGGGAATGCGCGGCAGGGAAGGGCGACATCGCCGACCGGCTGACCGAATACGGCCACACGGTCTGGGCGAGCGACATCATCGATTATGGCTATGATGAGAAGTTCCGCCTCGCGGACTTCCTCATGCAGACCAAGCTCCCGGACGATAGCATCCGGGCGATCGTGTCCAACCCGCCTTACGAGACGGTCGATCTGACCTCGGACGAATGGGCGCATCTTGAACCGCTGGCCCGTAAATACGGGATGAAGAGCAGCAGCGTCAGTCTGGCCGAACTGTTCCTCCGCCACGCGATCGCGCTGATGCAGCCCGTCAAGGGTCAGGTCGCGATGTTCCTGCGGAACGAGTTCGACTGCTCGAAGGGACGCATGGACCTGTTCGGTCTGCCGCCGTTCCACAAGAAGGTCGTCGTCACCAAGCGCCCGCGCTGGGTCGAAGGCTCCACCGGCAGCCCGCGCCACAACTATTCGTGGTTCGTCTGGGACTGGCGGCACAAGAGCGGCTGCGGCGGCATCGCCTATTCCCATCCGATGTTCGCGCCCCCGCCGGCCATCATCGCAGCTTCCACCGCCATTCTGGGTTGACAATGAAGCACACCATCCAAGAAATCCAAGAAGCCGTCGAAATCTGCGGCGGTATCCGGGCGGCTGGTCGTGAACTCGGTATTCCCGAGTCCACGATCCGCCTCCGGCTCAAGAAGCACATGGCTGAGCTTCTGTCATCCACGGCCGATTCCGGCGAGTTCGTTTTCACCTCCTACCGGGCACCCCGGCCGCAGGTGTTCGAGCCGCTGGCCGACCACGTCCGCTATTTCATCCTGACCTCGGCGCAGGATAGCTCCAAGGTCCACGAGGATTTCTGGAACTGCCTGCACGTCTATGCGGACTGGCTGGAGAACTGCGAAATCATCGTCTCCGGCTTCACCTACGCCAAGAAGCTGTTCGAGGATCACGACACCCGGTCGCCGCGCGTCGGCTTCCACCCGCTGGTCGATCCCTACATCACGCATGATCGCGTCCGCGTCGGCGACGAACTCGACTTCTGCGGCGAGATGAACACGCTGCCGACCGCCGTCACGCCGCTGTCGGGCTTCTCGACCTACACCCGTGGGCGCTGGGGCGTGTTTCCGCATCCCAAGGTGCAGTTGGAATCGATCGCCACCATGAAGCATGAGCGCGCCAAGCAGCTTATGACCACCGGTGCCGTCACGCTGCCCAACTACATCCGCAAGAAGGCCGGCATCAAGGGCATGTTCCATCACATGGTAGGTGCCGTGCTGGTCGAATTGGCCCCGGACGGCTCGACCTATTGCCGCCATCTCCTCGCGACCGATCTGGACGACGGCTCGTTCTACGATCTCGACCGGTATGTGACGCGTGATGGTGTGACCGAGGGACACCGGGTCGAGGCGATCACCTACGGTGACATCCACCACGAGAAGCTGGACGAAGAAGTCGCCTTGGCGACGTGGGGCTATGACGTGGACGAGGGCGTCCGCTGGAACAAGTCGAATTGGGACCGCATGTATGTGGACGAGGATCACGATCTCGGCCCGATGCCCCTGATCCACACGCTGCGCCCGCACTACGAGTTCTATCACGACCTCTCGGACTTCGCGCCGCGAAACCACCACAACATCAAGGACCACCACTTCCGGTTCGAGCGGCACACCTCCGGCTCGCGGAGCGATAGCGTCCAAGTGGCGCTGGCCGGCTGTGCTAACTTCCTCAACGAGGTGCAGCGCGACGACTGTCTGTCGGTGGTGGTGGAATCGAACCACGATCAGGCACTGACCAAGTGGCTGAAAACCGCCGATTACCGGGACGACCCGGAGAACGCGGTGTTTTTCCTGTCCTGCCAGCTTTGGTATTACAAGCAGTTGGCTGAGGGCGTGAGTTCGCCGGACATCTTCCAACAGGTCATGCGTGTCTACGGGTGCCCGGACGATGTCGTCTTCGTCAACGAGGACCAGTCCTTCGTCATCTGCGGCGACATCGAATGCGGGATGCACGGCCACCTCGGTCCGAATGGCTCGCGCGGTTCGCCGCTGGCGATCAGCCGGGCAGGGATGAAGTCGAACACCGGCCACACCCACAGCCCCGCGATCCGCGACGGAGCCTATGTGGGCGGCGTCTCTGGCTCGCTCGACATGGGCTACAACCGTGGCCCCTCCTCGTGGTCGCACACCCACATCGTCACTTATCCGAACGGTCGGCGCACGCTGCTGACCCTGCACAACGGGAGGTTCTACGCGTGAGAATTACGGTCGAAATGAACAACACCTTCGGCGGCCAGATCGAGATCGACGAGTTCATGCTCGATCTGGTCGAGGACCCGGCGCAGTTCGTCTTGGATCAGATCAGGGACAACCTCGCGCTCTGCGTCAACAGCCGTCACTTGGAGGCTCCGTCGGTTGATGCTTAACGCCAGCACACCCAACCTGCTGCTCGACGACGCCCTTTTTCCGGGCGTCCTCGACGGCTCCATCACTGCCAGCATCCGTATCGGCGACCGGAAGATCGAACCCGGCCGCATGACGTTCGCCGCGACCAACGGGAATTATCTCCCGCTGACGGTGTTCGTCTCGTCGGTGATCAAGACGACGCTGATCGGGATCGCCGATGTCCATGCGCGCCGGTCGGGCCACGGGAGTGATGAAGCGGCGATGGCTTGGCTCCGGGAGAAATACCCGGAGGCCAACCCGGACACGCCGATGACCGTGATCCTGTTCGAGCGAGCCTACTGATGCACATCACCGACGAGGTAATCAACCTCAAGAACTCGACGCTGAATATCTTTGTCGGTGAATGTATCGGCCGTGGGGCTTCGCGCCATGTCTATGAAATCTTGCATGACAAGACGCGAGTCCTCAAGGTCGAGCATTCCGGCAAGACCTTTCACAACCAGACAGAATATTTGATCTGGCAGGAATTGAAGGACTGGCCGGTGCGTGATTGGTTCGCGCCCTGCTACGACATTGACTCCTATGGCAACGTCTTGGTGCAGGGACGCACCCAGCCGTTCCAGTGTGACAAGGATTTCAAAGCGGCGCTGACCCGGACGAGGGGAGGGGTGATCCCCAAAGCCTTCGCAGACATCCACTACGGGAACTTCGGCCTGCTCGACGGCGTCGTGGTCTGCCACGACTATGGCTACCACACCTTCTTCGAGCAGATCGCCCGCGAGATGTCGAAGGACGCCGGCTACCTCCAGTTCGACGAACCCTCCCCGGAACCCGAACCCTTTGACGTAACCGAAGGAGGCCAGCTTGCCCTCGACCTATGACGCTTTCGAGCGGAGCATGGACGCCCTGACCTTGCTCGCCATCTTCGTCGCCGGTTCCATGCTCGTGGACGCCATCTACGACTGGTTGGACCGCGACGATGATGACGACGATGAGCCGCGCACGACCTGATGCCGCGTCTCTATAATCTGCGACACAAACACCGCATCCCGATCCCCAAGGGCGCGATCTATTGCGGGCGCGGGACGCCATACGGGAACCCCTTCATCGGCGGAACCCATGGCTCCCGCGCCCGTGTCATTGAGCGCTTCAAGAACGAGGTGCTTCCCGATCTCGACGTGTCGGCCCTGCGAGGAAAAGACCTCGTCTGCTGGTGCGTCCCTCTTCCCTGTCATTGCGAGTCCATCATGGAAAAAGCCAACGCCCCTGAACCCGAAACGATGCTGCCCGACGGCCTGTGGGAATCCGACGGCAAGATCATGGCGACCTGCCGGGGATGCGATCGCTCCTACGAATATCCCTGCGATCCTGACGAAGACGGTTTCGACCCGGATATGAGCTATTGTGGAGGAAGCCCGCGCTGCTGCCCGTGACCGCCATTCTCACTTGACATTCACGGACAGTTCTGCTTTACGGTTCGTCCAACCTGAATAGGTCTTCCCTTGCTCATTAAGCCCAAAAAACACCGTCGGCTCGTGTTCGACGCCGAAACCGATGGCCTGTTGGATCAGGTTACGGTCTGTCATTGCGTCGTCGTCCGTGACTATGACACTGGCCAGCGCTTCGTGTTCCGCAAGAACAAGCGCGAGGATACCATCCACAAGCTCTTCGCGTTGCTTGACGACGCCGAGGAGATTTGGGGCCACAACATCGTCGCATACGATATTCCGATGTTGGAGTATCTGTTCGACTGGACGCCGCAGGCACGCATCCGCGATACTCTGGTCCTCGCTCGCCTCCTGTTCCCAGATCAGAAAGATAAGGATTTTAGGCTTTTCGAGGCCGGTAAGCTCGAAGGCAAGCTGATCGGCAAGCACACGCTCGATAGCTGGGGCCAGCGTCTCGGCCTCTACAAGGGCGACTACAAGGCGATCAAGGAAGCCGAGGGTCTGGCGCGCGGCTACCTCAAGGACTCCGAGGAGATGCGCTTCTGGGTCTGGGGGCGCTGGACCGAGCAGCTTGAAGACTACTGCTCGAACGACGTTGACGTGACCATGCTGCTGGTCAAGATGATCGAGAGCCGCGAGTCATCGCCGGACTCCGTCTATGTCCAGCACCGCTTGGCTGACCTCATGTCGCGCCAGCAGGACAACGGCTTCCCGTTCGATGCGCCACGCGCCCGCATTCTGGCGGCCGAACTGGTCGTCGAACAGAAGCGCCTCGAAGAGAAGCTGGCGATCAGCTTCCCCGGCCGCATCATTCCCAAGAAGCGGATGGACACTCCCCCGATCGGGCGGAACGTCAAGGGTGGCGAGTTCCCACGCTTCTACAACTCCGAGGAGGAGGTGGAAGACCTTCGCTGGTATGGCTACCCGGAACAGAAGGGTAAGGCCGCCGCGAAGTTCAAGGACCCGCTGCGTCCTCGCTACAGCGAAGGCGCGTGGTTCACGCCCATCACTTGGCAGGAATTCAAACCGACCAGCCGCCAGCAGATCACCGATCGCTTGCAGGACATGGGCTGGGAGCCGGAAGACGAGGACTACACCGAGAAGGGCAACGTCAAAGCCAACGACGTGATCCTGCGGCGTATCGTCGATCGCTTCCCTGTCGCCGAAGACCTCGCCGATCTGCTCGCGATCCGCAAGCTGATGGGCCAGTTGGCCGACGGCAAACAGGCATGGCTCAAGGTCTACAACGAAACCTCCGGCTGCATCCACGCCTACACCAACCCCTGCGGCGCGGTGACGACGCGTGCGACCCACGCATTCCCCAACCTCGCTCAGGTGCCGGCGGTCCGCAAGAAGAAGGCGAGCTACGGCCAGCTTAGCCAGATCGCCAATCCGACCGGCATCGTCCGGCCGAACGCGAACTTCCGGGGCGGCCCGGTGCTCGTGATGGTCGATCACCAGCGGTGTGATGACTGGCATCTACTGCCCGCGACCTATCAGGCCGGGGAAGCGATCGTCGAGAAGGGCAAGGCCAAGGCCGGCGATGACCGGATGTTCGAAGTCATCATCCTCGGACTCAAGGGCGGCTGGGGCTATGAATGCCGCTCGCTGTTCACGGTGTTCGAGGGCTGGCGTCTGGTCGGGTCCGACTTGGCGGGCATCGAACTTCGTTGCTTGGCGCATGAAATGGCCAAGTATGATGGCGGTGCCTACGGTCAAGTTCTGCTTGAAGGCGACATCCACTCCGAAAATCAGCGCCTTGCTGAACTGGAAACGCGTGATACGGCGAAGACCTTTATTTACGCATTCCTTTACGGTGCAGGCGATGAGAAGATCGGCAAGATCGTTTCTCCTCTGTCCTCGCCGGTTCAACAGGCGAAGATCGGTAAGGAACTCAAGCAACGCTTCCTGAAAAACCTTCCGGCCTTGAACAAGGTCATCCGGGACATTCAGCGGCAGGCGTCGCGAAAGTTCCTCGTGGGTCTGGACGGTCGCCGTCTGTTCGTCCGCTCCAAGCACGCTGCGCTGAACACCGATCTGCAAGGCATGGGCGCGACGATCGCCAACTGGTGGCTCATTTTTATCGAGGACAAGCTCCAAGAGGAAGGGCTGGAATATGGATGGGACAAGGACTTCGTGTTCTGCGCGTGGGTCCATGACGAAGTCCAGATCGCCTGCCGGGAAGGGCTGGAAAAGACCGTCGAGCGTATCTGCCTAGATGCGGCTCTGGAGTGTGGTCAGTATCTCCAGTTCGCCCTCCCGGTCGAAGCCTCGGCCGCCAATGGGATGTCGTGGTCAGACACGCACTGACCGACATTCTCACTTGACATTCGGTCAAGTTTCAATTACCAACACACCATCGAAAGAGACCCGATGCAACCCGACGACCTCTCCCTTCCATACGAATACACCAAGAACACCGGACCGGCCTCGAAGGCTCATCTGGTGGGCACTGGTCTGCTGGCCGGCGCGCTGTGCGTCACGGCCTACTTCGGCCTGACTCCTTGGGCCGCCGCTGCGGTCCCGCTGGTTGTGCTGGCCGTTCGCTTCTGGCTGTTCAGCCTGATCCACAACGCCGTCCATCTGGGCCTCCGCAACGCTGAAATGGACGCCGTCCTCGACGAGGCGGTGACCGAGCAGATCACGGAGCAGGCCAAGCGCACGCTGACGCCCGGCTTCATGTCGGAAGCTCTGCTCCGTTCCTCGGCCGAAGAAGGGAGCGTCCATTGAACGTCCTCTACTTCGACACGGAATCGACCGGCCTGCCGCGCAAATGCACGGAGACCTACGAGACCATCCAGCCGAACATCACGCAGCTTGGCTTCATTCTGGAGCGCAACGGCGTTGACGTGATGACCGTGGACGCGCTGATCAAGCCGGACAACTGGTTCGTTCACGAAGACCCGAACGGTATCCTCCCGCCGTCGATCATCTCGCACCGTGCGTCGGAAGTCACCGGCATCACGCCCGAGTTGTGCGAGGCGGATGGTATCCCTATCGCCGATGCGGTCGAACTGTTCGTGATCGCGGCCGAACATGCCGACGTGATCGTCTGCCACAACACCGCTTTCGACTTGAAGGTGATGGCGGCCGAATACGCCCGGCTCCAGCCCAAGGCGAAGAATCCCGACATCGTCTTCGCCGGTAAGCCGTCGCTCTGCACGATGAAGGCCGCGACGCCGATCTGCAAAATCCCCAAGAAGAACACCAAGACGGCCTACAAGTGGCCGCGCCTCGACGAGGCGACGATGTTCTTCTTCAACGAGGAACTGGAGAACGCGCACTCGGCCATCGTGGACATCAAGGCAACCCGCCGTCTCTTCCACAAGCTGATCGAACTCGGTGCATTCGACAAGGATGTCTACCGCCTCGCTCGCGCCGGCCTCCTCCGTGAGGACTTTCTGGAGAACGTATGTGCTGCCGCGTGAGTCCGAACACAACGATCAGGGGCGGGCGAATGTTGTCGTCATGGAGCCGCCCCAGCTTCACTTCCCCATCGGGGTTCCCTTCCACAGCGGCGACCAGTTCAACAAAGAGCGGGGCAACTGGTTCTACCGCCACCCGGCCGGCGGCGCATTGAAGGGGCCTTTCGCCTCCTTCGATGCAGCAGGACGGAATATGATCGGCATGGCTGAAAGCCCGGTCGGTTGATGCCCCGCTAATCGAAAGCATCTGAATGTCCACATTGCTGTTCCTCGACACGGAGGTCCCCGATCGGGACTCTCCGGGAACCCCGGCCTTTGTCTTCTACGACAATGGTGATTGGGAAATCGCCTTCGCAGGCGACCTCGACTACATCAAGGGTAGCTCGGCCTATCTCGGCTCGGCGACCATGATCGAAGTCATCGACTATCTCAACACCGACTACGATCTCGAACTGGTCGATGAGAACGACGGCACCGCGTTCCTCTACACCAGCGTCGAAATCACGGAGGAGGCGGACAACGAGCCGTTGATCGTCCTCCACGATGACGGTGAGTTCGACATCTACGAGCGAGCGATCGCCGTGGAACTGGTGAACAATGAGGACAGCGGCGTCTATAATTTCGTCTCGCTGGTCGAAGTGTTCGAAGAACTGGAGCGCTTCCTGCGTCGCCGCATCCCGGAATCGATGGATGACGGCCGGGACGATGATGACACAGGCGACGACGAGTGATGCAGTTTTTCTCACTCCGCGAAGCCAACGTCGCCCGGCAGGCGGAGTGGGACACCGGTGGCAACATCGACCTGTCCTACTCCGGCAACGAACTCGCCGGTGAAGCTGGTGAACTGATCTCCGCGACGGTCGATCTGATCAACGGCGGTGATGATTATGAAGCTCTCCGTGAGGAGATCGGCGATGTCATCATCTGCTGCGATCTGATCGGCCTGCGCGTCGGCCGGCCGCTCATCACGCGCTGGCCGGTAAAACCCCGCCGGGGCCATGCAGACGCCCGCATCGTCACCGACCAACTCGTCGATCTGGCGATTGAAGTCGGGAACGTCTCGAACACGATCAAGAAGCAGGAGCGGGAACGCTTCGGCATGGTCGGTGCCCGAGGCTCGCTCGACGACATGATGCACAACCTCAACGAGATCATCTGTCTGGTCCACTGGATCGGCGAGAGTTTCGGTGTGGATGCAGGCGAATGTGTCGCCCACAAATTCAACCTCACGAGCGCCAAGTATGGCCTCCAGACCAAGATGGCTCCCTGATGGCTGCAATCAATTTCGAAAACATGTTCGACGCTTACTCGAACTCCGCCGAGAAATCGTGGAAGTATGACCGTAATGCGTCCCTCGGTGCATCCGAAACCTTCGGCTGTATTCGCGCCGCATACTTCAAGAAGTTCCAGTATGATGTCGATGACGGCCACGAGGCCGATTGGGGCGCTGCCAAGCGCGGCGACATCATCGAAAATTACTTCGCCGTGCCGGCCACCAAGGCAGTGATGCCCGAAGGTGCCGAACTGCTCTATGCTGGTGATGAGCAGGAGACCTTGAAGAAGGGCCGCCTGTCGGCCACGCCTGACGGTCTCGCGATCGGCTTGGAATTCGACGCGCTGGCCCAGCTTGGGATCGACGACATCGAGTCCGACTGTGTCGTGATCGAATACAAGTCGTTCGATCCGCGCGCCACGGTCAAGGAAGAGAAGGCAATCCACGCCGGGCAGACGCAGGTCCAGATGGGCTTGATCCACGAACTGACCGAATACCGCCCAGAATATGCGGTGATCATCTACTTCAACGCCTCGTGGTTGTCGGACATCCGGCCGTTCGTGGTCAAGCGCGACCCGAAGATTTACGAGGCGGCCAAGGCCCGCGCCACGCAGGTATTCTCCTGCGAGGACCCCAAGGACCTGATGGCCGAGGGCAAGATCAGCGGTGGCTGCACCTACTGCGAATACACGCAGGAATGTGCTTTCACGCAGGGCGAGGCGACGCCGAAGTCCAAGAAGAAGATCGAGGATACCGACATTCTGGATCGACTCGCTGTATTGTCTGCCCGGCAGAAGGAGCTTGCCGAGATCAGCAAGACGGCCGACCACGACAAGAAGCTCGTCGATGAGGAGATCAAGCAAATCCTCCGAGACAAGGACACCAAGGGGGCAGGGGACGATCGCTTCTCCATCAGCCTGTCGTGGTGTTCCGGCAAGAAGTCGCTCGACACCCTGTCGCTCGCGGCCGACCTTGCCGAGAAGGGCATGGATATTGAGGACTATCAGCGCGAAGGCAACGGCTACGAGCGACTGACGGTGAAACTCAAGGACTGATATGCGCCAGTCCATCATTCGTGTTGCGGTCGCTGTGATTACGCTCAGCGCCCTTTGTTACAGCGCACCCGCCGGCCTCGAATACACCGCCCGTCACAAGGCCGAAATCGCAGCCAAATAATCCGGTGACCGACATTTTAACTTGACATTCCACCCGGACTTGTTTAGCCAGAATGTCGGTCACACAGACCACGGAAGACATCCCCACATGATTCAGAACCTGCTGCTCCGCCTTGTGGCGCGGAGTTCAGACTCGCTCGTCTCGTTCATTTCGGGACTGAGCACCAAGCTCGACGACATGCTCGAAGCTCACGACGCCAAGGTGAAAGCCATTCGCGTCGAACAGGAAAAGACCCGCACCACGGCCGATCTCGAAGCGGAGCGCATCCAGCGCGAAGCGGACGAGACGATCGCTGAGTTCGAGGACCGGATCGCCGAAGAGATGAAGAGCGCCAAGATTGTCGCCTCCATCAAGCAGGCGCTGCCGACCGCCTAATCGGCACACCCTCGCGGGTAGGGCTTACCCGCACCTTTCCAAAATCTGGAGATAGAATGCCCAATCTCGTTCAACAGAACGGCAGCAACGCCGTGGCCGTCGCAGGCGCAAACCCGTGGGCCGAAGCTGCCCGTGGCGTCGAAAGCGGTTCCTACCTCAAGTTCAATGGCAACGACGGCCGGTGGTCGTTCGGTCAGGACGACGAGGACCTGCCCGTCGGCTCGCGCGCGATCGCCGACATGGAAACGCTGGCCTTTGGCTGGACCTGCTGGGTCGAGTCCAACGTCGAAGAAGAAATCTTCGTCACCGTTGCCTCCGGCCAGAAGCCGCCGGCCGAGCATGAACTGACCGACCACGGTCCCTACGATGATGACGACGGCTGGCGCGAGTCCGCTTCGCTCTCGCTGATCCTCGAAAGCTACGGCGACGACGATCAGGACGAAGCGGTTGGCACCCAGCTTCTCTGGAAGTCCTCGACCGGTGGTCAGGTTCGCCAGATTCGCAAGATGACCGGTGCCTATGGCCGCGTCTTCTCGCAGCATCCGGGCGAGTTCCCGGTCATCGAACTCGGTGCGGAAAGCTACGCGCCGAAGAACAAGAAGCACGGCAAGCTCAAGTGGTCGCCGGTGCTCAAGATCGTCGGCTGGATGACCGCAGCCGAGGTCGAAGGTCTGGCTGGCGGCTTCGGCGACGATGACCGCGAAGAGCCGGTCGCCAAGGCCAAGCCGAAGAACCTGCCGGCCCCCGAGCCGGAGGAAGAGGACGAGCCGGCTCCGGCTCCCCGCAGCCGCCGCGCCGCTGCTCCGGTCGAAGAGGAGGAGGAAGCTCCTGCTCCGCGTAGCCGTCGTGCCGCTGCTGCCCCGGTCGAGGAGGAAGAGGAGGAAGCTCCGGCTCCTGCTCCGCGTAGCCGCCGCGCTGCCGCCCCGGTCGAGGAGGAAGAGGAGGAAGCTCCGGCTCCCCGCACTCGCCGTGGTCAGACCGCCGCTGCTCCGGCCGAGGAAGAAGACGAGGACGCCGCTCCGGCTCCCCGCACCGGTCGTGGCCGTCGCGCCGCTGCTGCCGCCCCGGCCGAGGAAGAGGAGGAAGCCCCGGCTCCCCGCACTCGCCGTGGTCAGGCCGCTGCCGCCGCTCCGGCCGAGGAAGACGAGCCGGCTCCCCGTGCCCGTCGTGGCGCTGCGCCGGCCAACGCCCGCCTGCGTCGCTTCGACTGATCTGTTGGGCGTCCCTTCGGGGACGCCCACTTCTTCAAGGAGAAGCCCATGAGCGCATGGTGGGATGCAGACAAAGTCCTGTGCCTGATTACGCCGCAGGAATTTGCAGAGATCGAGGCAGGCACTCCGCTGACCTGCAT